GTCCGGTAAACTTTCAATTGCCCAGTAAGTGGCGTTGCCAATCACAATTCCAATTGGCACATCGGCCAAGCTGCGATAAAAACTACCTGTACTAGAAACCAACACTCCTTCAGCATATGCAATCAAGGAAGTGTGTGCTTGCACATTAAAATTAATGATGCTGCTGTTGCTGCCCTCGCCGTACAACTTGGCATATGGAGGTACGTTTATGGTATCAGTAACAATGTATGTGCCAGCAGGAAAGAACAAGCTGCGACGAATTTGTGGATTGATTTCTCGGCAATACAACTGATTCAATGCACGATTTATTGCAGCAGTGTCATCTGTGGTGCCATCACCTGTTGCCCCGAAGTCTGTGACTATTGCATAACTGTCCAACCTTGATTGCAAACTTTGACTAACGGGACTTCCAGCAGTGGCACCTGTTTGCACAGTGTATCCGGCCGCTGCGCCGTCGTAGGTGTAGGAAGTTGCAAAACCAAGGATATCTGAAAATTCAGTTAGTACTTCGGTGTTGCCCACAACAGGTGCACCGTCTTCGATGGTTCCATTGCCAATGAACAATCTGCGGTCGTCTACAGCCCAGCCTAGTTCGGCGCCAGCTAGGGGTTGTGGTAAGTCGGTTGTTAGACCCTTACGTTGGGTTATTCTTGAAATTTGTACAATTGCCACGATTTGTGATCCTTACAGGGTATCACATATTTAGCGTGTGGCGTAGTACTGCTCGACTCGTTTCATCCACTCATTGTTCCAGTGTGCAAATTCGTCGCCTTCAATCACGTACTCAGTGTATATGGGCTTGCTCAAGCTACCATCGGCCAGCATGTCAGGCTGCTGTGCCATCAAGATAACGCCGCAATCAATGACAGTGGCATGTGTTTCATTGTGTGCTGCTGCATACGCTGCCAACTGTATAAAATAGTCGTCAATCCATTCGCGTTTTTTGGGCCGGTTGGTTTGTTTGAAGTCCATGATTGCAGGACGGCCCTTCCACAATCCCAAGCAGTCAGTGGTGCCAGCATATAACCCACTATAATACAACGGCACTTCAACACCCCAGCACTCGTTCACATGCTGTAGGCCCTGCATGATTACTTCTGCTGCCATGAACCATGAAGGATGTGCAAACGGGTTTCCGGGCAAGGGCTTCATGTCATCATGCAGCATGTAATGCTCAAGATAGCTGTGCATGCGTGTGCCACGATTGGCAGCTTCTGTGGTAATTTCTTGTGCTTTTTGTTCGCCCACTCGTTTGCGCCAGTTGGCCAAGACTTGACGTTTTTCCTCTGATTTGGTTCTATCCAGGATTGTGGTCACACTGGGTACCTTGCTGCCGTCGGGCAAGCAGTAGTGTCGTTTGCCGTCTATGGTTTCTCTATTGATGGGTGCGTAATTGTATCTGTTGACTATCATTTAAACTCTGAAACTTTCTCCGCAACCACAACGGTCACGTTCGTTGGGATTTGAAAATTCAAATCCTTCATTGAGGCCTTGGCGAACATAATCCACAGTCATGCCATCAAGATATACTTCGTGTTTTTTGTCCACCAGCACAGAAAAATCTGGTTGAGCATAATTTATGGTGCTGCTGTCACCAGCGTGTGCATCAACGTATTCTAGCACATAAGCCAGTCCTGAACACCCAGTGGTTTTTACTGCCAGACGTATGCCTATGCCACCGCGTTTTTCTAACAATCGTTTGATTTTGTTTCGAGCAGTGTCAGTGAACAAGATCATGTTTGACCCTGTAGTCAGCTACCGCCGCTTTGATGGCATCTTCTGCAAGTATTGAACAATGAATTTTAACAGGGGGGAGGGCAAGCTCAGTAGCAATTTCGCTATTTTTGATCGTTTCCGCCTGCTCAAGTGTACGTCCTTTGACCCACTCAGTAACAAGCGAACTTGACGCAATCGCGCTGCCGCAACCGTATGTTTTAAATCTTGCATCTGTGATTATTCCATCCGTGACTTTGATTTGCAGTTTCATCACATCACCGCAAGCCGGAGCTCCTACCATGCCTGTGCCCACATCTGTGTCTTCTTTGGAGAAACTGCCCACATTCCTGGGATTCTCGTAGTGGTCTACAACTTTTTCTGAATATGCCATAAAATTTTCCTTAGTTTGATTATAAGGTATTTAACGACAAATGTCAATGCAGTTTGGTGTTAAACGCCGCGATCTTTTTTCATTGCCGATTTGGCAGCGGCAGCCACAATGTTCTGAGCTTTGTTAACTGGCATTGTGGCTGGTGCAGGCGCTTCACCACCTTTGAACACAATTGGATCCTGAGAGTCTGGTGCCAGCGGTTCCAGTAAATTGCTCAGCGGGGGTTGTCCCACCAATTCAGCAACGTTTTGGTCAGTGACGTTGATGTCTAGGCTCTGGGCCAGACTAATAAATGCCTGTTGACTGATTTGTTTTTGACTGCCAGTGTCTTCGGCTCGCCCGTTAAGAAATGAGACCAAGCCCATCAATTGATCGGGCTTGGGAGTAAATTCTGAGAGGCCGCCGTCGACTTCAAATATTTTCATTATCTACGTGCTCGGCCCAGGCCAGCACTTGCAGGTGGTTCGGCTTCTGGGTCAGCAGCAACATCATCAGCTGCGCCCATTTCGGCGCCCAGGTCAGCACCCATGTCAGCACCCATTTCGGCGCCGGCCATTGCACCGTCAGCAGCAGCATCAACTGGTGCTTGTGCAGTGCCTGTGACCACACCCAGAGCTTGATCCATTTGTAGCTTTGCAGCCTGCAGATTTTGCATCAATCCAGTCAGCGCAGCACTTGCGTCACCATTGAATTGTGCAGCTTGGTCAATGCCAACTTGATTCTTGATCGAATCAACCAAGGCTGGCAGTTCTTTGAATTGCAATTCAGATACATCTTCCAGCATGCTTTGCATCTTGTCAACCATGTCTTGGGCAGCCAACACAACTTGTGCTTGTTGCACTTCGCTTTCAGTTAGTCTACGTCCCAGTTGACGACGACGATAGCTTTCGGCCTGCATCAATGCAGCACCGGCAACCATTTTTTGTTCATCAGGATTGAGTGTCTGGCCAGCAGTGCTTTTCTTGAGAGCAGCAGCCAGTTTGGGATCTTTGACTTTGGCCACAGCAGCGGCTGGATCAACTTGTCCAGCAGCACCCGGTGCGTCCATTTCTTTGAGACGTCCACGAAGAGCCTGTTCCATCATTACCAGTTTGAGATAACTGGGATTCTTTTCACTGTGGTGGCGAGCCGTGGTGTTCTGGTGTTCACCCAGTAGGCCTCGCACACGATCAAGCATGCCAGCAGTTTGACGACGACTAAGTTGGTCAAAGCTGATGCGTGAACCAAAGTAGCTTTCGAATACTTTGGCGATTTGTTTACTTGGCTGAGGGGCCGCTAGTTCTTGCAGTTTCATTTGAGAATCCTCTAATTTGCATATATTTAGCCGAGTTTACACATTTCTCCAATTCAGATGATACTGAATTTAACAGAATTTGTTTGGGCTGTACTTTCATGTTTATGATTTCATAAGAGTGAGTTGACTGACTACGTCTGCCTATGCTTTGACGGCAATGGATATCAGCTGTTAATGTTTGTTTTCTACGGTCTAGATTCAAAATAGTGTTGGCCAATGTCAGTTGATTAAATTTGTCTGCCACACACCAGCTCACAGCATTGCGCTTGCTGTCAAAGCAGTGTATGTCATCTGACCAAGTGCTGACCATGTATCCGTAGAGGTGTTGTGCCACACGATACTTGCCAAACACAATATAGCTACCATCGTTTTCTTTTACAATCATGTTGTCAAGATTTCTCTTGAATTCACGTTCAGCAAAACGTTCTAGCTTTTGTTCTCTAGTCATAAAGTTTTGACATACTGCGTTATCAACCAACCGCATACTCCAAGCAATACTCCAATGATACCTATACCCCAGTTGATCACTTGACTGTTGCGGTTTTCTGACATTTTATGCACTAATTTATGAGTGTTCTCAGCCATGATTTTGAGATCATTTATGTCTGATTTAACGTCTGTAAATTGCAGTTCTAATGCTTTGTATCTTTCTGCACACAATTCCACATGTGCTTCAAGACTTTTCTTTTCAATGTCGGTGGTATCAGCCATTTTGTTGTTCCAGTGTATTATTTAGTAGCACAAACCAAATGTTCTGATCAGGGCCGTGAGTAGAAATACTACGTTCAACTCCTGCTGTTTCAGTGAGCCCTGTCAGCATTGGCACGCCGTCACAATCTTGCAGCAGGCCTGCCAGTGGGTTGGGATCAGTTCCATCTAGATACACGCCTTCAGATTCTATGGCAAATTCAAACTCCCAGGTGCCTGACCGATGAACCGGCAATACCAGGTCTGTGGGTTGTGCTTTGAGTCCTAGTATTTGCAACAAAGTTTCCCAGTTGCGCTGTTGGTTTCTACTGCGATTCCAGTCAGCAAGATCTAGTACTGGTTGTCCCGACTTGTCTTCGAACGGGATCATACTAGTGCGGAAGCTGCCTGTAACGCCTGTGTAGCTGCAATCAAAAAGTGTTCGGCACTGTATTCTCATTAGACAGATATTTAAGGCCAAAAAGAAACCCTGGATTTTTTACGTCCAGGGTTGCTGTGGGTCTAAACTGATTACAGGTTAGTAAATGTAGCTGAGCCGCTAACGTTGCCAGTTGGAATACCAATGTTCAGGCCGCCTGTGGCGTTGGCTGTTTGAGCAGCAGCAACCAGAGTAGCTGTGGTGTAAGCGCCACTTGGGTAGATAGCAATGTTGATAACGCCAGCTGCTGCACCAGCCTGATACATTGCAATGGTACCATTTTGTTGGACTGCTGTCAACACATTGTTTAGATAACCGTTAACGTTGCCAGCGTTTGTCAACGCGGCGTTAGCTGTCAAAGTGAAGAAGTCAAGTTTTGGACCTTGGATCTGAACTGGACCTTGAGCTGCTACGTTAGCTGTTCCTGCGATAGAACCGTTTGCCACGTCCAGTGCAAATACTGGTTGTGTAGTTCCGTTTACTTTTGTAAATACTGCCATGATAAATTTCCTTTAAGTTAGTGAGTCATTTGGACTCTGCTTTTATTTACCAAACTGACAAAAATTACGTGGATTGCGGGTTATTTCTAGCTCGATTTTGAGCAGCAAATGCGGTTGGATCA